CTTTCGGTCTCCAGGGCATAAAAAAACTTCATAATATTCACTCCTTCACTTAAAACGGTATCTTTTCCTGTTTTTGAGCATTTTTCTTTCCTTTTTCGATGTTTTCCCGGATCAAATCCACATCCACACCGTATCTTTTCGCCAAACCCTTCAGTCGGATCTCGTTTTCATCAAAGTAATATGCAATCCCTGTGTTTTTCCGCCCGCCAGGCACCAATCCCAAATCGTTTTTCATATAACGCCCTACACCCGGGCTGGTCAGCCGCTTCTTCCGCCGCGCTGATTGCCCTTCTTCCTCGTCGTCATCCTGGACGTTTTCCAGGTCGATCAGCTCATTCGCAATCTTGGCCACGTCCCCCGGGTGCGTGTACCGCCGCCCGTCCGCATCCACCTGGGTGTGTTCCTTCTGTAAATCCTCATACAGCCAGATCTTCCACAGCGCTTCCACCACCTTCGCAAATACCGTCATTGACCGGCCCAGGATGATGTCCTGGTTATACGCTCGCAGTAGGCTCCGGATCTCCGCTTTCAGTGCATCGTCCCCCTTGGCCAGCCGCAGCAGCGAAGTCGTAACCTGGTTCAACCGGCTCGAGATTTCCAGATCGATATCCTCTTCATCGATCTCAATCTCCGGCTCCCAGTTCGTCAGCCGCCAGCGCAGACACATATTCCGGATTTCTCGCGCATGCTGCCGCATTTCATTATTCATCGTTAGCTTGACCCCCGCCTCCTTCAGCTCGATCGGCTCCCTGGGGATCAGGTTCATCGTCAACGACCGGGTCGCCACCGCATCGTCTTTAAATTCCTTCCGCATGGCGATCAGCTTCGGGCAAAATGTCGAAAACGGCTGCACCACGAATATCCGTTCCCCGTTCCGATCCCTCGCCTCCACTGTCCGGCTGATCGGGTTGCCCTTCATCGCCCCCAGGTTCAAGAACTTGATGATGTCATTCGCCATATCGCCGCCGTCGTGCAGGTCCGCTTCATCGATGAACACCGTCCCTCGATACATCTCCGTCGCCCTGAAGAACGTGCTGGCCGTGTTGGCCCCACTTGCCGTCATCATCCGGTAACAAACATGCCCCACCCGCCGCATCATCTCGCTCTTCCCCGATCCGGGCTCGCCCACCGCCCGCAGGTAGGGCAGCGCATTGAACGCGTCATAAATCCACGTCAGCAGCACGTAATAAGCCACCAGCTTGGGCCATACCGTATCCGGCCACAAATACACCGACCGAATATACGCCTCAATGATCGCCACCAGCTCCCTGGTCGATTTCACCGGCCCTAATTTCGATGGGAACAGCACCACTTCCTGCTTTACAAACGCATTTGGCTCGCTCGGGTAATAGCGCACACCGTCGATGTCCACGTATGGCTTCTCACCGATCTCGCCTTCGGGATTGCGGTACGCCAGCCTGGCCTGGTCCTGCTCCGGATCATATAGATACTCGATCAGCCACCCGTTGATGATCCCGCCCAGCGTTTCCCCCTCCACCAGCGTTTTCAGGTCCCGTTGTTCCGCTGTTTGCCTGACGGCCTTCAACATGTTCTGAAAATCCCGCACCCCGATATTCAGCGCTTTGGCCAGTGACGCCCGGTACTGTGCGATCACCACATCGTCCATTCGCGCCACCAGCTCCATCGCTATTCGTGTAGCCTCCTCCCCATGGGCACCGGTAAGTTGGCCCGCCTGGACGCACACCATCTCCACCCAGGTCTCAGCCCCTGCCAGCTTATCCCGTACACGCTCCCTTTGCAGCTCATCGTCAATCCCAGCCGCCGCCAGGCTCTTCAGCCAGTCGTTGGCATCCCTGTCGCCCTCCCGGCTGTGTTCATCACCCCAGCTCACAATCCTGATCAGCGGGTCACTGATCTTCTCCAAATTCTTTCGAGCGGATGTCTCCCCGGCCTTGTCAGAGTCCATCGCCAGGTATAGCGCCCTGTTTTTGTTCAGCTTGCGGATCAGATCCTCATTGATCGATGTCCCTGCCAGCGCTACCGCCGGGATACCCCACTGTGCCAGCGTGATTGCGCAGGCTTGTCCCTCTACAATCACGGTCTCAAATGCCTCAGGGCACCATTCTGTGTTGAAATACGCCTGTCTTGGGCCTGCCAGCGTCTCAGGGATGTTGTAATGCGTCTTCTCATGCACGCCGCGTCCCGAAAAATACAACACCAGACCGTACTGCATATGGGGATAAACCAGCATATCCCGCCCAATCAGCCCGGGGATCGCCCCCTTCTGCACCCACTTCTCACTAACCGCTACTCCATGCTTTTCGCCCCAAGATTTTACGTTACCCGTCCACCCGAGGATGCCAACAGCAGCAGGAGCATCCAATTGCACACCTTCATATGAAAACTCATTCTTTAGATCCTTGATTAGCGCATCCCTGTTGGACCACTGGCCTGAATATCCCAGGTTTGCCTGTGCAATCGTCTCATCGGTCCATCCACGGCTTTTTACATAGGTCAGGGCGTCAGCATCGGCCAGCAGCCACTTATGAAACACCCTGGCAGCCGCTGTGAACGCATCCTGGCGTGCTCGCGTGGTCATCCTCGTCTTCATATCCTGATGACCCCAATCCGGGTCAGGCAACCCTGCCATCCGGCATAGGATTTCAACCGCTCCCTTGAAATCCGCACCCTTACGCTTCATCACCCAGCTGAAAATGTCACCGTGCTCATCAGAGCTGTTCCAGTGGTAGGCTTGTGCCCGCAAATCAACCACCAAGCTGTCATGCTGGCTGTCCCTGCGATACCTCCCTGTCCCTTCCAGGTGGTACCCATCCGCCTCTATCACCTGCTCGATGGTTAGTTTGCTCTTCAATTCTTCAACGATATCCATAACGTTTCCTCTAAAATTGCTGCGATTATCTGGAGCCCTAACTCAGCCGGGTCCAGCTTTTTCACGATAAAAACAGGCCACCCCCCGCCCGACAGCCGCCAAACCTGCCCTAATTCCAGTTCCGATAATAACCAGTTATCGGAAGTGATCGACGCCACGACCGCTTTTCTACGCACACAGCCAGGCGTACCCCTCCCCCCAATGTAAATGTGAAGTTTTGGAATTTTTCTGCTACTTGTCACAGAGACCTCCGTGGCAGCCGAACACGCACGGGTTACTTGCTTTGATCATGTCCTGTGTGTGGTTGAGTAGGTACTTGAGATGGGATAGATCATCCAAGGCGGGACCCCACATAGGCCCCTGCCCGGTGTAATCAATCGCTGATCCAACCCGGAAGGTGAGAAGGTCGATCAGGAACAGGGCGTTGCCAAGGCATGCCAGCTGACCCTCCAACCCCTCACGCCTGATTTCGACTTCTCTTGTTGGCCTGGCCACGCAGCTGCCTCCCTTCTTCTTCTGCAATATCCGCACGGCCACGGGCTTCAATGGACGCGTCCAGGACGTGCAACAGGATCACTGTCAGCCCACCGCAGACCACCACAGACCACACCAGGACCAGGTTGCTCCAATCCTCCTGGACGACCCACAGCACCGACAGCGGGCCCACCAGCGCCAGCACACCGAGTACATACCTGGCCAGCACCGGCAGATCCCGACGGAACAACCCCCGCCATGGGAGATAATGCAGCAAGGCCATCAGGACACAGGTAAATAACACAGCCACAACACCATCAAACATCAATAAATCCTTTGCTAATCCAGGCCGAAACAACCGGCATAACAAACCGGGTGAGCTCCCCCAGCCCACCCGGGATCAAACATCAAATCGATAGCATCTCGCAGACCTTACCCCAGCTCTCATCCTTGCGTCCGCCCACCTGAAACAGGTACCGGGATGTGGTCCGCAGGTCGCTGTGACCCAGGAAGCTGCTGATCAGCCGCACATCATCGCCCGCCTCAGCCCGCAGCATCGCTGCTGTGTGACGCAGGTCGTGCACCCGCACCAGGTCGGGATCCAGCCCGGCCATCCGAGCGTACTTTTTGACCAGGTCCCGCACATAACGGCTGCTGAGCGGACGCCCAGGGTCGTGCTCCACACCCGGGAAGTGCCTGGCATGATCGCTCAGTGCGGTAAAGATGTAATCCTCAGCGTGCATATCATCCAGCCGTGAAGACGAAGACAACCAATCGGTTATGGCCAAGAAAACAGCAGCAGGCAACTCGTAACGACCACTCGTACACCCCTTGCCCTGCCACCGGTACCAGATCCGCCCGTCACGCTGCTCCAGGTCACCCCAGCGCAGGTTGATCACCTCGCTGTTGCGGCGGCCGGTGAGCACAAAAGCCAGGATCAGCGCATAATCCCGCTTGCCCTGGGCTGTGGTCCGGTCGATCGCATCCAGCAGGGCCTTGACCGAGTCAACACTCAGCGGATGGGCCTTGCCATAGGCCAGGACCTTGGGCCGCTGGACTGCCTTGGCCGGGTTGTAGTGGTGCAGGGGCATCTCGACCCCGTCCACAAAATCCATGTACTGCTGCTTGGCATAGGAAAAGAAACTGGAAACGGCAGCCAACCGCTGCTGGACCGTGCTCTCAGAATATCCCTTGCGCAGCTCGGCCGCCCAGGCCTCGATGTCCGCCGAACCCATCTCCCAGGGCATCTTGCCCGTGAAGTCCATCAGCATCTCCCAGGCCAGCTCATACGCCCGGCGGGTGTTGCCCGCCTTGCTCGACAGCCACAACCCAAAGGCGTTGGCCCACTTGTCATTGGTGGTGGCCTCACGCACATCCAGCCGCTGCGCCTCTTTCACATTCAATAAGTTCTCCATGGCAGTCTCCTTTTATCCCTAATACCAGATCAAATGTGCTACTCTGTAGATGCCCACACCGAAGGGCGCAGCGCTGCCAGGCACTCGAGCGCAAAGTCGTACCGCCAGTCGTTGTAGGCCATCAGGACCGCAATCAGGAACATATAATCGGGCGTCTGAGCGCCCCGCTCCCAGTTTGAGATCGCCTGTTTGGTCAAACTGACGCCAGGTAATTTAACACAGAGGCTCTCAGCGAAGTCCTCCTGGGTCAGATCGATCTCTTTGCGGTATTTTGTAACAATTTTATTGATCATTATCATCACTTGATTGAGAATAACAGTCTGTATATATATTATCAAATAAATTCTAAAAAGTCAATAGCCATTTACTTATTAATCAGGAATGCTTAGAATTGTTAACATGAATAGCAAATCAGAATTCGCCAGTTGGCTTGAACTTCAATTTATTAACTGGATGCGTGAAAGGGGTGAAGTTACAACGCAGCGTGAATTTGCAGAATACCTTGGTCTTGATCAAGTTCAGCTAAGTCATTACATTAATGAACGTCGGAAAAAGCCTGATAAAGCATCTCTGGAAAAGATCGCCGCCAAACTCGGCCCTGAGATCTACGATGTGCTGGGCCTGGCCCGGCCTGACCCCCAGTTGAAACAACTCACGGCGGTGTGGCATCTGCTCAGCCAGGACCAGATCAGGCGGATCCTGGCGATTGCATTTGAGAATAATCACACAACCTCCGTACCCACGGATGACTGACCGGCGTGCGCACGGATGGGAATACCGGCAACCTCACGGATACTGGCAATCACCTGCCCATGAGGACGCCGGTTTGATTTACGGGAATAACGGTTCGGGTCCGTGAGGCCAGCGGTTCAAATCCGCTCGCCCCGACCTCAGTCCCCACGGATGACCACATCCCACTTCAGCGGGTCCAGCCCCATTTTGACCATGATCGCCTGCGGGTCCTGGCTCTCCTCCTCCGAAAGCATGATCAGGCGCTTGGTCGTCCAGGTGCCGTCCTCGTGGTAGCTGCGCTCGTCCAGGTCCTGCTGCTTCTCCTCGGGCGTCTCCATCTTCTCTTTAAAACGCACATGCCGCCGGATCCCGGCAATCTGCATCTTGGCCGCCTGTTGTGATAGGATGGCGCCGTACAATTCCCGCATGATGTCCTGGGCCAGCCCCTTTCGGCTGAGCACCTCCCGGTCAAACGCATCCAGTTTCATAAGCCTCCAAACATGTTGTAAGCGGCGAAAGCTCCTCTCCCCTTTAGGGGAGAGGATGGGAGAGGGGTTACGGATGCTCCTCTTTATCCGTTGTATGGATCCGCACCAACCACGCCAGGTCGTGCACCGGCTCAGGGTCGGTCGGATCGGGTGGCTCGGGATCAGGGTCGACGGGTGCGGGCAGCCGTTCAACATACGCCGGTAAGCCCGAGAACCAGCGGCCAATGCCAATGCGCAGCCAGTTATCCTTTTCTTCGAACACATCCACCGTCGTACCCTTCAAATAGTGGTATAAGGCGGTGTAGCTTGTGCCAACACCCGTGCGCACGTTCAGGGCACCCGCAATCACCCTGGCGCGCATGATGGGCTTCTCTGTGGTATGGCTGATCAGCAAAGGCAGCACGTCGACCGCGTTGTAAGCATATCCCCCAGGCACTTGCGGTGCGGTCACATCCCAGCGGTACTCAAAGTGCAGATGCGGGCCCGTACTCATGCCCGCGTACGGGTCCGATGTGGCCCCACCGGATAAGCCGATGCGCTGTTTGGCGTGCACCGCCTGCCCCACCGAAACATCGATGCGGGATAGATGCCCGTAGATGGTCAGCCCGTGACTGTGGCGCAACCTGACATGACGCCCGTAGCCTGTGGTTTGTTCCATCGCCACCTCAACCAGGCCAGCTTCAGCGGCATAGATCGGGTTGCCAACGGGGATGCCAAAATCCAAACCGTTGTGGCCTCTGCTGATGGTGTAGACGTTCGGGCGTTCTCCGAAGTACTGCGTTACCTTCCATTTCTCATCACACGGCCAGTAAAGCCGTTCTAAAGGTGAGTGTTCTGGGTCTGTCATGTTATCGCTCCAATCCGTGTTGTTTTCTGCGATCGCCTTTCCCAGCTCAGGGAAGCGGTGAAACGCCTCGTAATATTCCCACCAATTGCACCCGGTCAAGCCGTGCCGCTTGGCTTCGTTGATGAAGATTGCCTGGTCTGCTGGAACCGCCGTCCAGCCGTGCTCGCCAAAGGCTGCGCCGGTCGGGATCATCGGTCTTTGCGGATAAGGCTCGTAGGCTTTGATCGTATTTTCAAGCTGCGCTGGCACCGTGCCGTTGGCCTGCATCCAGTACACCTGGGGCATATTGAAATTGCAGTAGGTCAGAAACTCGGTGAACGGGAACCTGGCGTGATAATGCGGGTAGCGGTAAGAGGACAACCCCAGCGGCAGGTTCGGGAAATCCTGGCGGATCCGCTCACAATATTCCTTTGCGGCCGTTTTATTGTTTGCCAAATCCCGGAACTGATGCTCGGCGTTGATCACAAACCCGTCAAACGGCAGCCGTCTCAGCTCCACCACCGCCCGGATCGCCTCCTGGACCGGGTTGCCGCCGTAAATATACTGCCAGGCGAACACCTTGATCCCGGCCTTGTGGCACAGGTCCACCAGGGCGGGCAGGTAGGTCCAGTTTCCGTTCACATCGCTGTGAACCCCATCGGCGATTTTCGGCAGCACGTGGGTCATGCCCGCCCATTTCAGGCGGTCAACCACCTTCGCCATATCCCCGCCCTCACAGCGTTTGAGCTGCCAGATGTAAATGCCTTTACCACTGATCATCACTTCACCTCCACTTATATTTTGATGATGTAATTCAAAATCATGTAGGGTTGCAGGTTGTTATGCGCTTCACCTCCGCCCGTATTTCTATTTGTAGCCGTTGCATTGTTTACAACGCCGCTTGCTGTTAATGGGCCATTTACTGATGCGATAGTTGCCCCACTGCCTGCGGAAGTAGAGGTGTATTTAATGGTGTGACCATGAGAATTTTGGATATGTGTGTGGGTTGGCATTTCATCAACACTAAGCACATGCGACTTTTCCCCTCCCATATTTCCTAAAGCATCAAATTCAGAGTCAGCTAAATCCAAGCCAACCGGAACTTTACCCCTTAGGTCCGGCAGGTTGAACGTTGTCGATCCATCCCCCGCCCCATAGATCGTACCGATCGCTGCGAATAGTTCTTTATAGATAGCCCTGGATACAGCCTGGCCCTGGCACAGTAGCCAACCGTTCGGTGCGCTCTTGCCAGCGTATTGAATTACCGCTCCAACAGGCCCAACAGACAGGTTCGTCAGCTTAACCCTTTTCGATTGTGCCGCCTCCAGCGCTTCAGAAACATCCCTGATCAGCAGCTCATCGTTGGGTGCTGGCTCGCTCAGCACGTTCAATTCACTTATTTTAACCATCATTATCTCCTTATTTAAGATCCATCCGGTATCAACGGGTATAAAAACACCGTCGTGCGCACCGCCTGGGTCGTTCCCAGCGTCTCATGCTTCAGTCCCGCCACCCGGTAATCGGCATCAATTCCCAGCTGGTCTGAGGTGTAATGCACGCGCCGCTCCACCTCCAGCCCAAACTGCACCTCTGGCCGCTGCTCGATTTGCAGCACCGGGAAGGGCTGTTCCTCGCTCAGGTAGTCGATCAGCAACCCGCCGATCCGGTCCAGCCGTGCCTGTTGCGCAGCGGTGATGTTGGCCATCACGCTCGAATAATAGGATGATCCGGCAAACAGCCACATAAAAACAGACCAGTACAGGTTATTCTTGATCACAAACTCGCCGTTGCAAAAACCCGATGGTGCGCTGCCGTATGTGAACAGCCTGTCCTTTGGCTCGAACATGAATGTTCCCTCTGGGGAAAGTACTACTTCATGCACATAGCGGGTCACCCCGCTGCTGTTGCTGAAGGTCATGATCATAAAGTCCACCCCGTTAAAGTCCACCGTGCCTGTTACAAAAGATGAAATTGCCCGGTCCGCGTAGTTGCCCGTCGTCGAAGACCACACCTGCATATTTGTAAAATTATTGCCCGGCCAGCCGCCCACCAGCACTTTGCGTATTATCGTGCCATCAACCGTAGCAAAACGTAAGTGCCATTTCCCCTGTGCGGTCACGCTCGCCCCGGCGGGCACATCCACCCGCGGCGTGTTGTCGCCAAAGGGGCGGGGGGTGACGGAATAGCACCAGTCCAGCTGGTAGCCGTGCACCACCACCCGGTCGCGGACATATTCCCAGGGCAGGGGCAGCATCACATCACTCAATGTGTTCTCGTCCGTCAGTGTGATCTCCGCCGCATCCGCATCGTGGATGCTGTGATAGGCCAGGGTGCCGTCGGCCTCAGCGGCAATCGACCCCAGTGTTGCGCTGGTCAGACGGTGCAGCTCCTGCAGCGCATCTGTCGGCGGGATATACATGACCGCCAGAAAGGCGTCATTCGGGTCATTTTCACTGGCCTGCACATCGTAGGGATACCCGGCCAGGTCAGCGATGTTCTTGATCCAGCCCGCCACATCGTCCTGGTAGGCATCCGTGCCAATCTGCTCAATTTCCACCCCGTTCAGCCTGCCCAGCCCGTCTTCAAAATCCATATAGGCATTTTTGTTCCAGCCCACAGGCGTCAGGTTGGTCAGCGTACCGGCAAACAGGTCATAACTGACAAAACCCAGCGGCTCGGCAGGGTCATACACGGCCGCCTGGAAGCGCATCTGCTTACCGGTGCGCAGCTTGCCATACAGCGGCCCTGCCGTATTGTAAGGGTTGTAGCGCCCGCTGCTGTTATCCAGGGTCACCCGCAGCGTCCCCACCCGGTAGGGCTCAAACCCCTGCCCGCGTCCGCCGATCAGCCGCTCTCGGCCCCGGTCTGCGCTCCAGCGTACAATAAAATCCTCCTCGCTGCAGCCGTGACCAAACAGGCCCAGCCCATCCCAGTCCACAATCAACCCGTAAGTAATCGCCCCTTCAACCAGGCAGTACAGCAAAATATCCTCGCCGCCTTCGGTTTCCAAAACGTCGCCGCCCTCGGTTTCCAGGTAAAAGCAATGCTCAGTGTTCATGCGCCAATCATCTCCCTGCGCAGCACATCCCGAAACAGCGGGATCAGCTCACGCTCAGCCCAGGCCCGGTCAGCCAGGTTGATTGCACTGTGGATGTGCACATGCAGCTCGCCTGCAGCTTTTCCGCCGCCGCTGCGCACCTTCTCCACATCCCGGTGGGGCATCACGTACCCACGCTGATCCGGGATGAAGTACTCGTCGCCAAACTCACGCCAGCGGTACGCCTGCCCCGGGTACACCGGTCCGCCCGTCGCCGTGGCAAATGTGTTTACATGTCCTTGCCCTGGGACACCAATCCCTGCACCGATATTGCCCGCCCCCCCCCACGTCCCGCCCTGCGCCTCATACCAGGTCTGGATGATGTCAATTTTAATTTGGCTCGGCAGCCCGTGCAGCAGGTCGCTGATGTTCTGCACCTTACCGCCCCATTCGCCAAACATTTCTATGACTGGCGAAAGCTTTTCAGGGTAATCCTCAGCCAGTTGGTGTGCAAATTCCAATGCGGCATTGTACGATTCCGTGCTGAGCGCATTTTCCGCCCACAGCTTGGTCAAACTCGTATTCAAATCGACCAGCAGCAAATCAGAGGCAGTAAGTTTCTCTTTCGTGCCGTTCAGCTCGTCCAGCAGCCTGGTCTGCTCCTCTGCTTCAATCCCCAGCTTTTCCAGTGCCTCCCGGGCAATGTCGCTGGCGCCGCCGTACTCCCTGGCCCGCACCGCCGCCCGGTTTAAAGCGCGCTCGTGCTCGTCGATCGCGTCCGTGGCCTCATCAGTGATCTCAATGCCCGTTTCGGTCTGATCGTAATAGCTCTTCATCACTGCCGCACTGTACGCGTAGGCAGATCCCAGGTCCTTTTGTGCCTTTTGCTGCTCCCACTGTTCTCTGGTCAGGATCACGGTTTTACCCAGCGTATCTGCCAGGAGCACGCCATACCCGCCCGTCACACCCGCCAGGTTATCGATCTGGTTTTCAACCCCCGCCATCGATGCACGGTAGTCTTCGTATGAATCTGAAGCCTCCAGCGCCGATTGCGCCATTTCCTGATGATCGGCAATCAGCCGTTTTCGTTCATTCGCCTGGTGGACCATGGCCGCCGTCACCGCGTAGATCCCGGCGGCATAAATCCCCAGTCTTCCAGCGGACGTGCCCAAAGCCTTCGCCAGCGTTGTGGCCCAGATCACCGCCTGCCCGCCCACCAGCAATAGGGGGCCCATCACGGCTGTCGCTGCGGTCATATCCCCGATAAACCCGGCTGTGGTGGGTTTCATCCCCTTCAATTTGTCATCAAACTTGCCGATGAACCCGGCCGCATCGTTCAGCTTATCCCCCCAGCCTGCCAGCACCGGCTCCAGTGCGCCGCCCTCGCTCACCATCTCGCTCACCGTGCCCAGCAGGTCCTTGAACCCGAACACAGCCGTGTTCAACGCAGGCGTGAAGTGCTGCCCGGCCTCCACCGCAATATCGTTCAACATCCGATTGAAGCTGCCCATCTGTTTGAAGCTGTCACCCATGGCCGCTTCATAGGTCCCGGCGATGGTGGTGCCGTACTGCGTCACCGCGTTCACCCGGGCCTGCACCTTTTCCTGCTCGGTCAGTTCGGTCACACTCTTGCCCATCCCCTCAGCCAGGCTGCGATAGGCCGAATCCATGTCAAGCGTCATATTCATCGAGCGGAACATCTGAGAATTGCCGGTGATCAGCGCATCCGTCAGGCGCATCATCGTTTCGGTACTGTTCTCGCCCGAAATCACCGCCTGGTCCTGCGCGATCCGGGCCAGCGTGGCCGCATCCCCCAAATCCAGCTGGGCGGTGATGAACTTGCTGATGATTTGCTGGGCGGCTGCTGATTCAATCCCCATGCCCTTAACCGCCGCCGCCTGTTCCTGGACAAACTGTGATGTATAGCCCGCACCCTTTGCCAGCTGGTCATTCGCCAGCTTCAGCCCGTCCACCCGGGCGGCAGCCATGGCCGATGTGGTGATAAAGCCCACCAGGGGCGTGGTCACGCCATCGGTGATCGCCAGCCCAGCCTTGCGCATCCCCTTGCCGGTTTCCTCCGCCACCTTGCCCAGGTTGCCCAAATCGCCAAAGGCCTTCTTAAACTCGCCCGCAGCCTGGTTGCTCGCCTTGATGATGATCTCTACGATTGATTGACCCATTAGTCATTCCTTCTTGTCACTTATGCCTATTTTGTCACCTGTGCCCGTAAGGGTATTGCGAGCACCTTTGTCATTGCGAGCGAAGCGAAGCAATCTCTCATCAGATCGTCACCTTCGCTTTACGCAGCCACTTGAACAGCTGCTTTTCGGCTTCATTCAGCTGGGTAAGATCCTTCACGGCCATCCCGCGCCACTTCTTCACCAGCTGGTACACTTCCTCGCACATCACGGCCCGTCCCATCAGCCTCGCATCCTGGTCCAGGTATCCGCCGCCCTCGGGCAGGCAGCCAAACTGCCTGCACATCCACAACACTTCCAGCTCAAACGGCGGCGGACTTTTCCCGGCGGCCGCATCCGCCGCCTGCTGGATTAGTTTTTTTCCAGTACCTTCAGCCCTTCCATGTGCCGGTAAACGCTGTTGCACACTTCCATCACCAGCACGGCCACCCGGGGGTCGTCCACCTGCTCCAGCGGCGTGTCCAGGGCAAAAAACGCACAGTCCCAATCGCTGATCAACCCCAGCTTCACGATCACAGCCCACAGCTCCAAAAACATCATCTGGCTGTTGTGGATGGCGGTAGAAAACACGCCCCAATACTGCAGGCTCTGCTGCACTGTCACCTTTTCGGGCAGGCTATAGCTCACGCCCAGCTCTTTGATTTCCTGTTTCATAAGGCTGCCACCTCGTTCACCAGCACCATCTCAAAGAAGCTGGCGCTCTCGGCGTTGTAGCGGCAGCGCAGGGTGCCCGTGATGATGTCATCGCCGTCATCGTCGCCCAGGGGGTCAAACTTATCCCACTTCGCGGCTGCGTCAACGATCAGAGTCTTGTTGGCATAATCGGTGCCCTCGGTGGTCAGCTCGCTGCCCTCACACACCAGGCGGATCAGCCGGGGAACGCTGGCGCGCCAGTTCTCGCGCTCGGCAGCGGCCACGGAGGCCGTCATCTCCAGCGTCAGATTCAGCATGATCTCCGGCTTGCGCTGCTTGATGTTGCTGTAGGCCAGCGACCCATCCGCGGTGAACAGGGCCTGCCAGCCGGTTTCCACGTTCAGTGTGGCATTGGTCAGCACCACTTCCGCCTGGTTGGCGCCAAAGGCCCCGTCCTCATCATCGATGTAGATCTTTGAAAGGTTGAACATCATCTCTTCCACATCCGGCACGGTGGCAACCACAAACCCGTCCCCATCTTTGGCCACTTCCTGGGTTTCCCAGTTTACGGTCAGCATCCAGGCTTCGTTGCGGGCGCCTTCCAGCGCAAAGCTCTTCACGAACGCCCCGCCGGTCTTATCCACCGCCGCATTGTCGCCGTTCTTGATGTGGTAGGTCTGCAGGTCATCGGCATCCACCGCATCATCCGCCGCAATCGGCATGGTGTAGGTGCGGATCTTGCCGCTCCCTGCCCCGTCATCCGCGGGGGTTGCCCGGGCAATGCCTGCATCCAGAATGTGGCCCAGCTGCTCAAAGGTGGCCGGTTGGCTGGGCATGTTCAGCTCACCGCGCAATTGCGGGAAATACTGCCGGTCGGTGCCGCCAAAAATGCCAATATCCTCCTCCGGGAACACCGAAACCCGCTGATCGTCCAGCAGGCCCAGCCCGCGCCAGTTGAACCAGCTGGCCCCCGGCGTACCGATCGCCGATTCCCGGTTCATCTGGAGCTGTCGAAATGTTTTGATACCATAATCACTCATTGTAAAATCTCCTTAATCAATCAATTGTTTAGTCATTGCGAGACCACGTAGGGGTCGAAGCAATCTCATTCATCCTGCGAAGGTTCAACCTGATCATCCTCCAATAAAACCTCCAATTCTCCTAAATCGGTTTCCACCTCTACTTTAAGGCGAGCGAGGTCAATCTTATCGCTATCAGCTTTCAGCTTCATCGTCCCCGAGCGAAGCGAGTGGGATGAGCTTTCAGCTAATGCATACAGCCCGCTCCCCACCAGCACATCCGGATCCAACCCCAGCCCCTCAACCTCGTCTTTGGTCAAATCCCTGGCCGGAACCTTCTTCAAAAACCCATTTCCTAAATATTTCAGCATCACCACAGCCTTCCTGTTAAATTTATCTGTCATAGTTTCACCAAATTTCAAGCTGGGCGGGCTCAACCCGCACCAGCGCAGTGCCAAGCGCCATGAGGCGCTGGCCCAACCATGCTCTATGCACTAACGGCTATTCTTTCCACTTCCTTCACCTCCAAATAAAAATTCACACCCGTGTACGTCCGATCGCCGTACATCATCGTTGCCGGGCCTTCATAGAAGTTCCCGTTCGGATCAGGGATCATCTGCGCCACCGTCCTGCCCAGCGTGATGTGCTGGGCCAGCTTGTTCCGCACCGCAGCGATCAGCGGCACCGCCTGGCCAACCCCCTCCGGCAGCAGCGCCACGCTGACGAACAGGCTCAACTGCACCCGGTGAAAAGCCACCGCCGGGCTGCCCATGCCGTAGGACTGCGATCCGCTTACCGGGAACCAGATCAGCGTCGGGCTGGCCACGATCTGCCCGGGCAGGTCATCATAAGCCCGCACCTCCGTGATTCCGCTGATCTCACTCAGCACCCCGGTCAATTCATCCTTCCAGTTTTCAATCGTCATAATGCCTCTTTTTTCTCCTCCCCCTCTTTAGGGGGGAGGTCGGGAGGGGGGTCTTACTCCGTCAGCTTCTCCACAATCCTCTCAACCGCCCGCTCAAACTCAGCCTTGATCTTCGGCTCCGCCTCACTCAGCCCATCCCGCATGTAATGATGTCCCTTCAACCCGCGCCGTGAGATCGCCCTTGCAATCAAAAACGTAGCCCGCTCGGCCTCCACCCCCTTCAACCCCAGCTTGCGCACCACCCAGAAATGCAGGTTGGCCATATTCGGCCAGTGGGGGTCCGCACCCTCTTCCATCACCCGGGCATAGGGCACATACGCGCCCACCACGCCTTCCACCTGGGTCACCACCCCGCCGCCCTGCACCTTGCCCGTGATGCTCGCCCGCAGCCTGCCCAGGTTCACCGGCGCCTTCTCCCGAGCCAGCTTGGCCACTGTCTCCACCGAAATGCCCATCGCCGCCCGGAACTCATCCACCGCGATCTCGTCAAACTGCCCGAAGCGGTCCATCAGTTCCTGCAAGCCCTTAATCTCGATCGAAACGTCCATACTTCCTCCGCCTCCCCCTTTAGGGGGAGGGTAGGGTGGGGTTATCCCACACCTGTCTTTATGTACCGGCTGATCTTATCCTCCGCCTCCGGATCCCAGCGGCCCACCCACAGCATCTGCCCGCCCACCTCCAGGCCGCCGCGTGTATCCACGTAACCCTGCTGCGTCCGTGCCAGGTCCCGCACCGCACTGATCATCGCTGCCTGGCTGATGTCAAATGGCGGCATCCATAAATAAATTTCATCCGCAGGGTCATGTGCTGCCGCAACACTGCCGTTCATGGCACGCACCACGCCAACCGCATTTTCTGCCGCATCCACATCGATCACCAGCATCATCTCGCTGCCGATCTTAATCAGCCGCCCCAGCTGCAGCGCCGTGCCCATCACATACCGATTCTGTTTATCAGCCTCGCTCACCTCGATGGCTGTCGATGAAATTTCCAGTTCACTCTCCAGGGTGATCCCGCTCGGCTCCCAGCATGCAGCCCGGTCATCGGTAAAACCCCATTCACCTACAATCCGCACCGACCGCATTCCCTGCGGAAAGCCCATCCTGCTGCCATCCTGGTTCAGGATGATCATGTTGTAGCTCCACGGGCTGTTAAAGTTCTCAGAAACGGCACCATAATAATCATCTGCGGCCAGGGTGGTGTAAGTCCTTCCGCCATCGGTGCTCACCGCCACGGCATTTATTGAGATCAGGTCGTCAATCCACAGCACCCCGTTGCCAGAACCTGCATAATAGCGCGTCTCCATCCGTGGGTAAAAATGACGCTTGCAGCGGCGGTCAATCGCCCGGCTCACGCTCGCGCAGCGCCGGTATAGCGGGTCGTCATACTTCGTTGTCGTCGACCGGATCAAATCCGGTGCAGCAGATTTAATTTCAGCAGGTGTGATGTAAAGGTTCATCGCTCACCTTATCCATAAATCAAATCTCGATACCCGGCGGGTCACAATCGGCGCTGGGATCACGGGTTCAATCATCAGCACCATCGGCACCGGTTCGATGATCTCCGGTTCGGGTTCGGCAAAGTATTCATCACACATCTCAGGCTGCATCCAGGGCGCTTCCTCGCAGATCTCATCACTGGCTGGCCCCCAATTCGGGTCAATCGGGTACCCGGCATCAATCGGGTAGCCTGTATCATCAAAAGCCAGCGCATCCATCGGGTTGATCAACAACACCCCGATCACCACCGTCACCAGGATAACTGCCGCTGCCACCACACAACTGTATAAAATCGCACCAATCGTTTTCACCTCAAACCTCACTTCCTGCTAATCCCGTCATTATCAGATTTCATATACAGCTTCATCTATCTTCCTCAGTGCTAGCTTTTAGTTTTGTGGTTGATGGTCCTGGCTTCTTCCTGGTTGTCGTTTTTGGCTTCGGCGTGTCTTCAACTTCCTGGTAGGGCATCTCTATAACTTCAACCAGTCCTGCTCCAGCGTAATGTTCTGCGCGCACATCATCCCAGCCCACAACAATATCCCCCGGGTGATAATCTCGTCCGGTTCTGGCATCCATAAATGAGGTCACTGCCCTCACCACACTTTCAGCTTTCTTTTTTGTTGCCATTTTCTGTACCTTCCTAATACCTGTTACCTAATTCCTTCTTCCATATTCCTCACCGTTAATATTTCTTTTTGGCCGCCCAGTTCACCCAGCGTTACTTCCATGCTTTCACCATGCCGCACCACTCGTATAGGCAATTTCCCATTCACTGGGTCTGGTAGCGCCTCCACTCGGTATAAATCATCCTTTTCCGGGTCAGGCCAGATCACTTGCGGCCATGGTTCATAGGTCTGATGGCCGCACACCACGCCCAGGTCACACCGCTGGGTGAAACCCAGCCGTTGCGCATCCAATGCCAGCATCCAATCACAGCTCACGGCCTGGGGCGTTCCGGGCCACAAAGAGAATGTAATTAATTCCAGCACATGTCTTTTGATCAAAGTACATCCCTGGCCCACACCGGCCACATCCACCACCTTGCCCCAGGCAGCTCGGGCTGCGGCAGGGTCTTTGCTGATACTTTTTCCTGTCAGCCCTTTCAGATCTGTATATGCGCTCCACTCCCTTCGTCCATGGCGCCAGACATACAACCCATAAGCAATGTCAGCCCCCGTTGCTGCCAGCCTGTCCACCGTGTCCGTCGGAATGATCATGTCACACTCAACCGTCAACAAGGCGTCAAATCCCATTCTCAACACCAAATCTCGGGCAATGTTATAGTTATGGGTCACATTTTCATACGGATATTCGTAGGGGTTATCCCATCCCCTCAACCAGTAATCAATCCCAATCGTCTCTGATCTCAACTTAAATAAGGATTGCACAGTCCTGCCCCACAAACGCGGCATCGTCGGGCTCATCGGGCAAAATACCAGCACATTCTTAATTGGGGCGGCCTTATCCAATCTCATGTCCTTCCATTTTTAACCCAACAAACGGGTTTAAACTGTATACCCGGCATCCAAACACCTCGACTAGCTTATTTCGCACAGACATTGTTTGCGGTAGGATCTCTCCCAGCCACAAGCGGTAATCTTTTCCTCGTCGGGCATTATCAACCATCTCCTCGTCCTGGGTCATATACGCACCCATTCGAGTCCGTCCGTCCAGAGTGCCGCAGTCATGGCCGCAAAGAATGATGTTCGCTGCGCCCATCACGGCAGCCACGTGCATCGCACTCGTGATCGTGCTGTAACTCACTACAATCTTTCTGCTTCCCTGCTCGATCACGCTCAGATCGATGTTTGTTAATCCGTTATTCGCATGGTCAAATACATAATCCGGTGGTGGGTTCAACCCCATGCGGAAAGTTGCACAGTTATAGCGGCTTGCTATCAAAGGGATGCCAGTCTGGTCTGCTTCATCAAACATCGCGGTCTCTTTGCGCAACAGGCAGTCCGTCCTGAAGCGCCGAAATACCTGGTTCACCCCGATCGTGATCTTATTCTCAAAAAATGTCGGATCCACATAATCCATTGTGGGGCCAGCTGCCACGATCCATATGTCCGCACCGCGATATTTCCCAGCCAATTCATAGACGTTTTTCATACGTTTGTCACCACCTGGGCGGCTAAGAGGTCATGCCGCCCAGGTTCATAAAGATTCTAAAAGATCGGCCTAATAGACGATCTCATCAACCGTTGACACATCGAAATTGCTGGCGGGCATATAGCGTGGGTCTGCACCCAGCACCAGCACGCCTGAATCAACTGCATCCACACTGATCGTCATCAGACCGCGTACAAAGCGATAGCCATCACTCAGCTCGGACGCCTTCACCACCACGATCACCTGCTTATCATCGTCTGTTCCTGCGGCCGTCAGTTGGGTGATCGCCTTACCGCTCAGGTCCTGCACACCTGCCCCGGCGGCACTCGTCGCTTCCTGCAGCTTAAAATCAACCTTGGCGCCGCTTGCAAATGCGCCCACCTGCACAACAAACGCCAATTGATCAAACTGCTTCATATCGACATAACCAGTCCCCAGCGTGCCTGTCCCATGGGCACCGGGGTCAATAGCACCCAGAACCGCCACTTTTTCAGTAAATATTGTTGCCATTTCAAAACCTCACTTTTTCTAATTCATTCCCCCCTCCCCCTAAAAGGGGAGGGTAGGAAGGGGGTGTTAGCTCAACACCACGAAGGGGCTTACCTCGGTGGCACCATCAGCTAATTTAATTTTGCTATCCAGCCAGGGTTGGCCGTCGATCGCTTCAACTGCCCGGAACACTGTCTGGTTCGTCCGGAACTTGTGCTCACGGCTGATGTCCATTGTCACCGCCTGTCGATCACCCCACAGGTACCAGCTGTAATCGATCAGACACACATCACCTTTAGTGCCCAGCACCGGCAGTTTTTCGGTAAAGATGATTGGCCATCCCAGTAATGTCGTGGCGGGGCCTGCTGCCGCATTCGGCTGCCAGATCTGACCCGAAGCGCCATCGATCATTTGGAACAACTGCGGCATCACAGTCTGGCTCATCAGCCAGATGGGTGAACCGCTCAAAATAACCTTGCTCGCCATCGACACCGCATCCACAAATTTGAATTTAGATGCTGTGTTCCGGCTTACAGTGGCTGTTGCAGGAGCGTTCAAAATACCCAACGGACGACCCGCACCCGTTCCGTTCAGCGAGTCATAGTCCTCTTGCCAGCCCAACGCACCGCCAAAGCTGCCCGGACCAGCCAGGAAAGCCTCAACCGAAATCGCTGAATCCCGCAACAGACCGTTGGGGATCTCAGTATAGCCAGCCAGTTCCTTGGCCTTCAGCTCAATCATCTTAAAAGATGGTTCGCTGGCCGTAATGTCGACATTTTCTTCGGTGTAGTATGTGCGCACCCCACCAAAGAACCCGCTCACCCCGGCTTGGGCCAGTGAGTAATCCACTGCTGGGAAGGGCACCGAACGCGATCCCATCGGGACGATCCGTGCACGCGGGCGCATGAAGCTCGCCTCTGCCCGTGTTTGCAACAGGTTGCCAAGTGGCGCTTCAGGGATCAAAAACCCGCCGTCCACGCCGATCTCTCCCGCCATAGCCTTAGTGACCAGCAATTTCTCCAGTCGTGGGTCATGGGCGTGCTTGGTGTACCAGTCGTTCATCGCCTTCACATAATCGGAAAAGCGCTCAAACCCGGCTTCCTCGGTCTTCCTTCGCAAACTTTCCTTCTCAGCCGCCAGCTGTGCTTTGGCCATCCGTTCCGCAGTTTCCTGCTCGAGCTGCATCAGCTTCTCGGCCCGTTCGGCCTCTTTTTGGATTTGTTCGGCCTGCTGCAGGTAAGCGTTCACCTGCTCCTGTTGAGTGTCGGTCATCTCACTGGCCATCAGCTCCTTGGCCCGAGCTAAAATCTGTGACGCCTCGCGGTACTTCTCGTCCAGTGTTTTTCGATCAAAAGCATTATTCATTTCAACCTCCGTAGTCTGGCCATCGCCAGATCAATTTCTAATTGTTTAAGTTTCATCGCCATCTCCCTGGTTGGTGTGAGTGCATCTTCATGCGGCTCGGCACCACCATCCGAGTTAGTTTCATCATCATCTTCTTCTTTACTATCAGCTATCAGCTTTGAGCTATCCGCTTTAACCGCCGTCGTCACCGTCGCCGGGTTCATCCCCCACGTCACCGGCGAATACTCCCACAGCTTCAGCTCCTTCAAAATCCGATAAGTATCCTCTTCCTCGCTCTTCAGGTACTCAAACTGCAGCGTATCAAACCCGATCGACCATTCATCCATCGCACCGGCCTTATACAGCGCATACGTTTCTCTGCCCTGCTGCACATCCATCACAAACTGCGTCCGGGCAAAAAGCCCGCCCGTGGCCTCCGGATACAGCGCCAGCAGCTCAGGTGGCAGCATATCGCGGGTGTGCTCCACCAGCGTCAGCGGGGTCCCGATAACCCGGTCCCACTTGTGTTGGTGCAAAACCCGGATCTTACGTGCTCCCTGCGGGCCGCGCTCCTGGATCGTCTTCGCAAACGCCCCCATCTGGATCACATCCGGTGGGCTGTCCAGGTCTTTGATCCCCATCAGGCTCACATACGCCTCCACGATCCCCGTCTCAGCATCCATGCTCTTTGTAAAGCTCGGAAATATTTTTGTCGTCATCTGTTTGTTATCCATAATCCCTCCGTAGGGGCAGACCTCCGTGTCTGCCCTTCTAATCACCAATCACCGGCTGCATCACACACCGGCAGTTCGGGTGCAGCGGCGGCCAGTACACATCGCCATAATCCATCACCAGCCGTTCCTGGCCCACATACATCTCGCTCCCGCCCTCAAACCACGCCTCGCCAATCGCAATCTGCTTCCCGTGCATCTCATTGCAAAACGGGCACAGACGTTCATCCAATGCCGCATACCACTCGATCTGCGTGATCCCGTTCTGCTTATACCCCTCCACCAGTCCTGCGTTCGAACTCCGGATCGTCTCGCTCCGCGCAATCATCTCCGCCCGCAGGTCAGACCAGCCGCCATACACCGCCTTCAGCTCATCCATCAGCCGCACCGTGGACCAGCCCTCACCCTGTGCGGCCAAAATCAGCCGCTTCACATCTTCCATCGTCGTATCGCTGATCCGCTGCGCAAATGCAAACGAGTGGCTCCGGATAAAATCGGCCACCGCCGGGTTTTCAATATCCCAGTCGATCCCCACCGAGCCAATCCATGCGCTCAGCTGCTCTTGCATCAGTCCCATCATCAGCGGTAAAAATTCCGTCTGCCATTTCTTCACCGATTCAACCGCCATGAAGGTCGCAATCGCCGTCAAAATCGCTTCAAAATCAATCGCCTTGATCGACTTGCCCTTCATCCCGTTGATCCGCCCCTCGATCTCGCGCTCTTCCTCCTCGAACAGCCTGGCCGCAGTCCGCTTGAACTGCCCCTCCCATTTCCTCGCCACCCGATCAAACGCCTTCCAAGCTGAAGCAGCATCAAGCTGCATCAGCGAAGTGCCAGCGTCAGGAGACGCTGGCCAAACTGAAGAACCATCTGTTTTTTTTATTCCTCTCTCCTTTAGGGGAGAGGTTAGGAGAGGGGTCATCTTCCTACTCGCATCTCCCGCCCCATCATCCACCGCCTCGCTCATCAGCGGCCGGTACAGCACATCGCCCACACCCATCGGCAGCGGGCCCAAACCCACCTCACGCCTCGCCTCATTAACCGTGATCCATCCGCCAATCACCGCCTGGTTTGCCCTGGCAAATCGGTTCGTGCGGTCATCCTGCAGCGCCACCACGTTGCTGTAATCCGCCACGATGATCACGTCTTCATCCATCTCATCCGATAATGCCAGGGTCAGCGCTTCGGCCAGCTTCGTCGTTGTCGGGATGATGTTGTCCTCCCACAGTGCCCGCCTGGCCAGCGCATAGTTTGAATATGTGGCCGCATCCAACCCGGCCTTCACGCCAATCAGCACCGGCGGTACCTTGAAAGCTGCACAGATCCTTGTCTCAGAAATCGCCCGTAGGTCCGGAAATACCATCTGGTCCAGGTTCAATCCCGTCTGCTGGTACTCCGCATCCGCATCCAGCACCATCACCTTGTGCCAGTTAGCCTCACCAGAATACTGCTCTCCGATCCGGCTCTGGATCCGCCTCACCTCGCCATCATCCAAAATATTCTTCGATTTAATAATGCCAGATGGCACCGCGCCGTTTTTGAAAAACTGCTTGATAAACGTGGTCTGATTATTGTCATTATCCGCATCAGCGGCCGCAGCCATCAATGGCGGATGCCCTCTTCCCATCCCGCCGTGCGGATCATTCGGGTTCGGGTACTTGATGTGGATCACGTCCTCCGGCAAAAAATACAGCTTTTCGCCCGTCTGCGTGATATAGGCATAACCCAAGAGAGCGTTTGCCTCAAAGATCGACTTTTTCCCGTCCACCACGGCCGACATCAAATCCGGCCTCGGCAGCCACATCGCTTTTGTATTAACACCTTCTCGTTCTCGGATGATGTACGCGTTCCCGTCCAGGTTCAAATACGTGATCAGCGTCTCCAAAAAGTCATAATGGCTCTGCCATGGGTTCGGAAAGTCCAGCAGGTCCTGGATCGGGTTATCTTCCTGGATTTCCGTCTGCCCCTGCCCCAGCCGCTTATGCACCTGCAGCCGTGCGCTCGGTGCCGTCCTCGCAATCTCACGCACCGCCGAATACACCACCGCGTTGCGTTTATAACCCTCTTCGCAATACGTGTTGAAGTCCACCAAACGGGTCACTTCCACCCCGTTTGAGCTGATCGATGTGATCGCATACTTGCGCGGGCTGATCGTCTTGACCCATCGCGTCACCGTCTCCAAAAAAGTGCTGCGCTTCTGTCGTGCCATTAAAATACGCCGCTCCTTCCGCCTCGGGCCAGTTTGTTATATGCACCCGCAGCCGCATCCACCTGGTCGTCGTGCACGCCCTTCGGGAACATCATCAGCTCTTCCATAAATTTTTGATTCCATTCCGCACGCACCAGGTGCACCAGACCGGCCTCGCAGGCTGTCGAAAGCGCCATCGCTCGCACGTCTTTACTCTTATTGCCCACTGGGTCAGCGATAATCCCACGGCCCTGCATCTCTTTCACCGTGTTGGCTGCCGCTTCCTTACCGGCTGCCCCGGGCTCCACCTCCTGGTAAGTCTTCACCACCGGTCCTTCCCGTTCCCCATCAGCATCGATCATCTTGGCCATCGTTTGGTTGCGCACATAAAAACTCAGCTGCTCCCGCTTCACATGCTCGATGTAAAAATGCTTATCATTCGTCATCGCCATCAACACGCCAGCTGAATAGTCGCCGCCCCCCTCCGTCCCGGCCTTATCCCAGTACCGCACTCGGGCGATCACCTTGCCTGGGATCCGGTCAACAACGTCCACCCACTCCGGCTTGAACATCGCCCCCTCACGCTGGATCGGGCTCTGCTGATACAGCGAAATCCAATCATGCGCACCCACATTCGTCTGGATCCGCAGTAAATCCTCCTCAGAATACTTCTCCGGCCATAACGCCTCGCCCGGCTTCCGTCCCAACGGATCCTCTTTTTGCACCCACACCCCGTTCAACAGCATATCCCTGAAATGCACCGGCCAGGGATCTTCTTCTTCTGTCATTGCGAGCGAAGCGAAGCAATCTCCCCTATCACCCGTCGCCTGTGCCCGTGAGGGTATCGGTTCCCCGTCCCCCTGCCGAAGCTGGGCGGGCTCAACCCGCTCCAGCGAAGTGCCAGGGCTTGTCCCCGAAGCCTGCGGAGCGGGATCATGAGAACCTGGCCATATCGCCGGTAAATTCACCACCTGCCACTGATCCGCCATCGGGTCGCTCGCCATCTGCTGCAGCAACCGACCGGCCAAATCATCCGGATGCCAGCGGGTCATAATCAGCACCACCGCGCCGCCATCCTCCAAACGGGTATAAGCCGTAGAAGTCCACCAGTCCCATACGCGGTCACGCTGGGCCCGGCTCTCTGCCTCTTCACGTCCGCGCAAGGGGTCATCCACCACCATCAAATGCGCACCCGTACCCGTGATCCCGCCGCCCACACCGGCCGCCACCACACCGCCTCTGTGCGGGTTCGCCAGGTCCCACGCCGTCACCGACCGGCTGTCAGAAGACAGGTCCACCGGCGCATCCACCGATGATTTCATCCCAAACACAGCCCCATAGCGTGGGTCCATCACCAAATCACGTGCGCCGCGGCTGTTCGCATTCGCCCGGTCGCCGTTATACGAAGTCAAAATGATCCGGGTATCCGGCATCAGTCCCAATAACCATGCTGGGAACTGCCGTGAGCACTGCTCCGTCTTTCCGTGCCGGGGCGGCATTGTGATCATCAATCGGCCGATGCCCTCCTTCCCTCGGCTGCGGATATAATCAGCCACTTGCTCCAGGTACAGCCCCACCAGCCGGTGATGCCGGTACCCGTGATACCATGGGCTCACATACTCCGAAAAATCCACCAGGTGCCGCCTGGCCAGCGTCCGCTTTGCCAGCTCAGCCTGAGCAATAGCAGGATCTATGACCTGTAATAACTCAGCCACGATTACCGCCTTGTAAATCAGACTCAAGCTGGGCGGCCTCAAGCCGCACCAGCACAGTGCCAAGCACCATAAGGCGCTGGCCCGCCTGGGCCACCTGTGGATCAATTGCCGTCAACATCTCAGGCATCCTCTTGCCCGTCCTCCGTCTCAAGCCGAGAACCATCAAGGTTCAAAGTCCCCTTTTCGGGGATCGGCGCAGTGCCGACATCAGGAGATGTCGGCCCACTATCAGCTTTCAGCTTTGAGCTTTCAGCTTCCTTATCCTTCAACCGCTCCGTCAACCTGCGCAGCTCTTCGTCACTCAGCTCGCTCAAATCATCATCCGAGACCTTCTTCATCCCCATGTCCACCTGCGAACGGGGCACATAATCCCCGATCATCTCAAAAAACAGCTTCCGGTCTGCATGCCCCTTATAATCCGGATCGCTCGCCACAGCAATCAACGCCTCGATCACATCTCGCCGATGCTCATACAGCGGCTCCGTTTGCATCACCGAGATGATCTCATCGATCGCCGGGTTCTTCTTCCGCCAGGTATAAATCACCCGCGGCGACTTCAATCCCAACACCTCCGTGGCCAGCTCCGCCACGGTTCCAGGCCACCTGGACCCCCTCGGGCTGGCTTCCCACGCAATATACGCCGCCACCCGCCACGAAAAGCCCAGCTCCTTCAGCCGCAAATAGTCAGAAAACCAAGCATTATTGTCACTGCGAGCTTGCGAAGCAGTCTCCTGCCCAGCCTCCAGCGCCTGCATCGCCGCCATACTCATCCGCATCACCTCATCGCGGCTTAAACCCGCCTCTTCCTCCGGCTCGGGCAGGTCTAACCCCAGCGCCAGCTGCTCCAAATCCTTTGGATCATTTTTCCTGATCACGGTCTTTAACCAGTTCCTCTAATCGCCGCTCCAGCTCGCTCACCCGCACCTTCAGCTCGGTGTTTTCATTCTCCAGTGCCTCGATCTCGCGGTCTTTTTCCGCCAGCTCCCTGCGCAGATTTCGGATTTCGTCTTGCATAGTGTTCGCCTCTATGTTCTTCTGCGTGAGCTCCCTCTCCAGGCGGTCGATCTTCCCCTCCAACCGGCCGATTTCACATACCAGGCCGCCATTCTCACGCTTCAATTCACCAAATTGTTTCCGAAGATCATCCATCTGCTCGTTGGATTGCTCCACCAGCTGGCCTGCCGTCTCCGCAAAAATCTTTGAGACCTCCGCATTGTATTTCTGGCGGTTCGCCCACGCGTTAAACGCCGCAGTCAGCAAACTGCCGGTCAACAACATCCCCACCAATTGCAGCCAGACTGGCATCGCTTAGAACGGGCCGTCAGAGTGTGACTTGCCGATCACTGGAACCTTGCCGCCTGAAAACACGACATGTGTGCCTTTGGAAACCCAATTCTGTATAATAAAGGCAAAAATCAAGCTCAAAATCTCAGCGATCTGCGCCAGGGTAGCATCCAAACCGGCCACCTCGAACTCCGGCGCCACGATCCCGGCCACAAACAGCCCGATCAATCCCGCCAGGTTGAGGCCGGATGCCCAGACCCCCGCCTGGCCGTCCTTCACCACGCCCAACGTCTTCAGCACATTGATCACCACCGCGATCAAAGCCGCAAACCCGCCCAGCGCCATCAACTGTTCAACAAAACCCAATAACCCTTCCATGTTTCTTTTCCTTTCCCAATACCTGATACCTGATACCTGATACCTGATATCTATCCTTAAACAAAATCCCACTGCCACCGGGGCGTCGGGGGGACCGTAGAGGGCAAACCACCGCCGGTGACAGGGCGCTCATCTCCTGTCGTGGTCCGAACTGCATCGGACCTGCAACTATAGTTTAAAACATCCCCACACCCGCGTCAATCGACAGCCCATTCGAACCAGCCACCCCCTACCAGCTGATACACCCACAAGACCCCCGATCGCTCGGGGGCCTTGTGAGTAATCGCTTTTTTTGCTTTCTCGCTCATTCAATGTACGAATTAACCAACACCTCCAGTTCACCCATAAACTCGTTAGATTCAACACCATCAGGATATTTCTCTAACAACGGCTCAATTTCGCGGATCAGGCTTTCCAGCTGATCATCTGTTAAATCGCCCATCTCCTCAAAATCGCCAACCTGAAGATCAAAAAACTTTTGCTCTAACCATCGCCTGCGATTGTGTGCCATTTGCGTATCTCCTTTTAGTTGATTTGCTAACACCGCCAGTGCCATCTCCACTGCAGCGGTTTTTGTGATGCCAGTTGCCTGGGTGATGATCTCTAAGCTCTCCAACGCTTGCTCGCTGATCCTGTATGCTACCGAAGTTTTTTTTGTCATCTTAGTAGGCCCCATCGTATCGCATTAGGTTGAGGCTGCCAGCTTCTCCAGCCTTGATCATATCGATCAACCTGCTGGCTTCGCCCTTGGTTAATTTTTCCTCAACGTCATAACCCAGACTGCGAATATAGCCATACTGTCGGCTGGTGGCTGGCTCGTCACGCCAGTGAGTCTGTGTTGTGGTTGGAGGTTGAATCACTTCGTTGATAATGTGCCCATGCTTTGTGTCATATGCCAGGGCTGCAGCATACTGCTCTGAGGGCAAAGTAACCTCTTTTGCATTAATGATTTTGTTGATATCGCGATTATCAAAATACTTGCCATATCCGTCCTCGAGCGTATTGAGCGATCTTACACTGGCGGTCCTATAAAAATCGTTGGTGTCTCGGTTTTTCACTATGATGTTCATGTTTTCTCCTCATCTATATGCTCACTATACATAGTATAGCAAATTACTATACGCTTGTCAATACCATTTTTCGATTATAGGGAAACTCTAATGTTATGTTCTATAATATGTTCTATTCTTAACCCACAAGACCCCCGATCACTCGGGGGCCTTGCGTCCAAAAGAGTAAAAGGAGTCTCGAAGGAGGAAAACCACGTGTCGTGCCTGACAATCTAAACTTACATCACCCCAGTCTCCCTGTCAATCGACAGCCTATTCGAGCCAGCCACCACCTATCAGCTACTCCCTATCCGCTATCACCCTGATCAGCATCGGTAAATACTCCCCGATCGTCTGTGTCGCAATCGCCGTCTCCTCGCCCGCCAGCTGCCACAGCAAAAAACACGCATCCGCCGCCAGCACTCGTGGTTCAACGTATCCTCCAGCACAACCACACCGTTATCTCCTGCCATTATGCAGCTCCATACATATCTGGCGGATACCAACACCCGCCCACCACCTCGATAACCCGGATGTTCCCCACTTGCTGCGGGCGGGCGATCTTGCCTTCATCCTCCAGCTTCTCCAGGTGATAAGCAACCATGCTCGTCGTCGTAAGCCCCGTCCCCAGCATCATTTCCCGGTACGTCGGACTGTTCCCATCGTGCGTCGACTTATAATCCACTATAAACTCAAACAGCTTTTCTCTCATTTCACACATAATCCCTCGCTTTTTCTTTTTCCGTTTTCGGTCTCCCGTCTCCGGTCCTTCTCCAATACCCCCTATCCCGCTTTTCAACCGTCACCCAATCCACCCCCAGCGCCTCAAACACATCCTTTTCTTCGGGCGTCTCCATCGCCTCTCTAGTCGGGATGGCAAACGGACCTTCCCCGTCAACCAGCCGCCACACCCGGCCTTCATTCACAGTC